AGTTCTGCCAGCGGCGGACGGCGACGTCGACGTAGTTCGGCGACAGTTCCATCGCGTAGCAGCGGCGGCCGGTTTGTTCGGCGGCGATGATGGTGGTGCCGCTGCCGCTGAATGGCTCGTATATCGAAAAAGCCTTACCGCATAAATCTTTGATTGCCCATAGCGCGAGATCAATCGGCATTACAGCGCGATGGATCTCGGCGTGTTCGTTTTTTCCTTTTGGATTGATGCGCACGACATTTGGCACGATGCCGTGAAAGCTTGCAAAAGGCACGGACCGCGAACCATTGCCCCCAATGATAAAAACGAACTCGAACGCATTGTTCATAACGTTCGATTGCATTTGCGGTGCTCCGTGGCCTTTGTCCCAGACAACGACGTCACACAATTTATCGCGCACCGAATGCAACCACTCGACCATCGCCACCTTGTTATCGGCCAGCATTTGCACGTTGCACACAACAACGTCGCAAAACTGCACCGCTGCCTCATACCAGCCGCGCATGAGGTTTGCCCACTCATCGGGCCGGTCGGCGTGTTCGTCATAGAATGACTCGCGCTTATCTGCACCGCGCACGTAATGATCGCGCAGCTTTGCAACATTCCTGGCGCCATACGGCGGGGAGGTGAAACACATTTCACAGCGCACGCCGTTCATCAGCAGCGCCACACTGCCCGTGTCGGTGCTATCGCCACACATGATCCGGTGCTTTCCGAGCAGCCACACATCCCCCGGCCGCGTCACCGCCTCGGCCTGCACCGCCGGCGCGGCGTCGGGGTCGGTTTGGCCTTCCGGCGTGGCGTCCAGCCCGGCCAGCCGGGCGTCGATTTCCTTGAGGTCGAAGCCGGTCAGGCCGACGTCGTAGCCTTCGTCCATCAGGTCGCGCATTTCCAGCGCCAGCATGGCGTCGTCCCACCCGGCATTGAGCGCCAGCCGGTTGTCGGCGATGACGTAGGCGCGCCGCTGCGCGTCGGTCAGGTGTCCGAGTCGGATGCACGGCACTTCGGCCAGCCCGAGCTGCCGCGCGCCCATCACGCGGCCGTGGCCGGCGATGATGCCGCCATCGGCGTCGATCAGCACCGGGTTGGTGAAGCCGAACTCCTTGATGCTGGCGGCGATCTGCGCTACCTGCGCGTCGGAATGCGTGCGGCTGTTGCGCGCGTAGGGAATGAGCCGGTCGACGGCGAGTGTTTCGATCTGCATTTAGGCGGCGCTCTCCGGCTGTTTTGCGGTTTCGGCGCGCATTCGGCGCAGGGCGCGCGGAATTTCGCGTTTGATGATGAATTTGAGGCGGCGGATTTCCGCCTCCAGGATCTGGCGGCGCTGCAGTTCATTGGCGCTGGCGGCCAGGCGCGGGGCTGTCTGGTCGATGACGCGCTCGATGCCGGCGCGCAGCATGGCGCCGAGGCCGGTGGCTTCGCGGCGGACGGCGGCGCGCTCGAAGCGCAGGCCACGGCGCATGGCCATTTCGAGCTTGAGCATGCTGTTTTCGTAGTGCATGAGCAGCGCCTTGGCGCGGGCGCGGCTGTTGCCGTCGGTGTGTCCGACGTCGATGTCGGGCGCCGGGGCGGCGGGCGGCGCGGCGGGCTGGCTGCGCTGCGCGGCCCAGCGGTCGGCGACGTCGGTTCGCCCGCCTTGCGTTTCGGCGATGCGGGCAAGGCTGGCCGGGCCGTCGATCTTGCCGGCCGGCGTGAGGACGCAGCGGCCGGTGTCGACGAGCTTTTGCACATAGCCGACGGACTTGCCGATTTGGGCGGCGAACTGGCGTCGGGAGAGGCCGCTCATGCGGCCCTCGCCAGGACGGACTTGATGGCGCGGTCGACTTCGTCTAGGAGGTCTTTGTCGATCTTGGCCATGACGCGGTCGCGGATCTTGCGCGCGTTGAACATCTGGCTGAATCCGATTACCTGGACGGGCTTGATCGGGAGCCGTGCATCGCCGGTGCGAATGAAGACGGTGCGCCCCTTGTTGCCGATGAAGGCGCCATCGATTTTCTTGAGTCCGCCGGCGCGGCGAATCTTGAAGCCTAGCTGGCGTTTGAGGGCGGCGATGTCCTTTTTCTTGATGCCGACGGCGCCGCGCGTCTTGAAGCTGGCGCCGGCGGCGACGGCGACGGCGAGGAAGCGGATCATGTTGGCCGATCGGCCGCGCCGGCTCTTGCTGCCGAAGATGTCGATGACGGCCTGCAGATTGCTTCCGCTGGCGCTGCGCAGGCTGATGGCGTTTCGCACTTCGTCTGCCTTGACGGCGTATTCCTGCGTGATGGCGCGGTTGATTTCTGCGCGGGCTTTCTGCGCGGTCTTGTTGATGGCGGCGGACATGGCCTTGCCCTGCAGTTCGCCGGGCAGGCGCCCGATGCGGCGCTGCACTTCGGCGATGCCTCGGATGTCGACCTTGAGGCCGATTCCGCTCATGCGCGCCAACCGCCGCGCTGGCTCGCGTCCTGTTCGCGTTGCCAGTCGTCAAGACAGTCCTTGTCGCAGAAGCGCGCGCCAGCAGGCAATAGCGCGTCGCACCAGTGGCAGGCGCCCGTCACCGGCAGCCCAGGCGCGTGCGCGGCGTGCTTGAGCATGGCGATGTGTCGGTCGAATTCTTCTCGCTGGGTTGCGCGGTCGGAGATGTCCATCAGCGGGTTTCCTTGGGGTGAGTCGGCGGCGCCCATCCGATATCCGAGAGGCGAACAGCCTTGGTCGGGTTGTAGGGGATCGGCGTGCCGACTTCGTGGCCGTTTTCGATAGCGTGGAAGGTATTCTGCCCGGCGATGCCGGCGCGGACGGCCTGCTCTATTCCTGCCTCCGGCCAGTTTGCGCGGAAGTCATCGATGATGCTGGCAGTAAAAGGCATGGCCTGGCGCATGGGTTTTTTGGGTGGTTCGGTCATGTTACGGGTTCCGGTTTTGTGTTACGGGTACCCGTAACAGCCGAAAGCCTTGCGGCACAAGGCTTGTTCCGGGTGTTACGGGTGTTCCTTGTGTACACGCGCGGGAGATATTCAGATGTGTGCGCGAGGCGCGCGAGCGAGTGCACGTGTATACGCGCGCGTTGGCCCGGAACACCCGTAACACCCGGAACAAGCCTATGCTGGTGCGGGGTTCCGGCGTTACGGGTACCCGTAACATGGTGCCGCGAACCCGGAACAGTCATGCGGCCCATGCGTTGCCCTCGCTGGTTTTGCTGGCTTCCGCGAACTTTGCGACGCATTCCGTCAGCCAGCGCACCGCGGAAGTGCCTGGCGCCTGACCGTTCCCTGCGGCCTCAACATTGGCGACCGGAGGGAACAGGATTGGCTTGACCTCGGTTTCAACCGCGTGATCGCTCGTGAAAACGCGCGCTTTCTTCTTTTCCCAGCCTGACAAACGGGAGAGTGACCCGTGGAAGTGATTCGACGGGCGCGGCCGGCTCTCGCCATTGGTACGGCACCAGCGCAGATAGATGGCGTAGACATCGCCTGCGAGCGCCGGGCATACCGGCAGGCCAAGCTCGCCGGTGATCCATTCTGTAGCAAAGCGGACTTCTGACGGGCTGGAGAGCATCATCAAGCGCTGCTTGGCGTCGGTCATCGGCGGGCGCTTCTTTGGGTGGAAGCCGGTGAGGTCGAGATCGAGCAGGTACTGGTACAGCGCAGCGACGCCGCCGGCCTCGATCTCTAGGAACACGTCGTCGTAATATTCCTCCGACAGCGCCGGAGGTGTATAGACGACAAGGTGCCGGCGGTCGTCGTTGTCGATTGGTAGCGGCTGTCCCTCGTTCGACAGGTAGCAGATATTGACCTGGTTGCGCTGGCGATAGGCGGCGATGTTTTTCGGGTTGATGCGTATCCATTCGCCGCTGACGAGTTCCTTGAGCTCGTTCTTGATGTGCCACATCTCGGCGCGGGTCACGACTTCTTCGGCGAGGATGAACAGCTTGGAGTCCGACCAGTCTGAATTGAACTTGTCTTCGAGACCGCGCTGGTTCAGCACCGTTGAATAGTCGCCGTATATTTTGGCGAGTTGCTGGAAGACGGTTGATTTCCCGGTGCCCTGCGGGCCGTGCATGATGACGGCGCTCGACATCTTGGCGCCGGGATTCT